CCATTGCAGCGCAGTGCATCTCAGCTTTGTTAAGAATTATGACCAGACAGATCGCAACACATCGACAGGTCAGCATACCAACACAAAAGAATAGTACATATCTACTAATATCTATAAATATCCTCAAATAATAGTACATATGTTCTGCATAACTGCTTTACACACAGTTCTGCAGCCTTGAAACCTATTGATATGACTAGCTAGTTGAAACTCAAAATCTATTTGGACAAGAACTGGACCATTCAACAATTAAATTGATTGATTTTCTGGTACAAATGTACTTCTTTTGGGGTCATTGGGGGGTCTTGCCGTCCTTGGGAGGTCGTATATAGGTGAGAAAGATTTTTGCCAAAATTTAACGTCTATATAACCCTAGCCAATAACAACACATCCATCAACATAGCTGACAGTGTTAATACGTATAATAGTATTAGTATATTGTCCATATATAACGTCGTTAACGTAGGTGTAGAGTAGTATTTAAAGTATTAACATTCATCGTTAATAAGTAAAAGGGAGATTTGTGTCTTAGGACATATCCGACTTTTCAGTTTCCTCTCCCACTTACTACAGGTTCTGAGTCCACCCTTCTCTTTCCCTGTATAGGTCAGGGTTCAAAGCTAAACCCAGGTAGGGACTGAAGAGTTGTTATTTTCAATATTACGAGCTTTATCCCTTTGATCTTTGTCCATACCGAGTACGAGATGATTAGCTGAGGAAGTAGGGTTGTCTAGATAATCTTGGAATAAAGATAGCCATTCTTCATTCTTTCTAGATTTAATTGCTTCGTGAGCAGAGATAGCCATAGCGTCAGTAAAGTATTTAACGCCTTGAGCTAGGCAATCGAGTCTATCGTCTCTAGTAACTGCGCCTTTTTCACGGCACATACGACTTAATTGAAAGAAGAGGAAATATTGTAGTCTAATTTCAGGAGCATCATCAGGATTAGATTTATAATCCCATTCAATTACTTTTCTATCAACTACAAGACGGTGTTGGTTCATAACAGGTTCTAGAGCGTCAATGATACGTTCTTCTTTTCGTACGTTAGCTCTAGTTTCTTCAATATCTATGGCTTGACCTGTCATCTGAAGGTGTTTTTTGAAGAGTTCACAGACGATACCATCACCAAAGTTAGATTCGATGAGTAGTTTAGTGACATTATATTTTCTACAACCTCTAAGGATATCTAGAAGAGTTTTGTCTGAGTAGCCGTCACGGTAAGCGCGTACTTCGTGAAGGTAGAGGAAACCATTCTTTTGAGATATGTAAGAAACTGCTGTTTCATCGGCTCCTCTTCCAGAGGGATCACAAGAACAAATTGTTTCAGTATAAGGAGTCCATTCACCTTGAATTTTCATAGGCTTGTAGAAGTAGTCTCCTGGGAGTCCTACGGTCGGTAAATCCTTAATGACGTTAACTGGATCAGAGCACCAAACTATTTGGTCTGGGCCTTCTTTAGGGTTAACTGAGGTAACGATAAGGTCAGCATTCTTAAGAGGGAACTTATCAGCATCAGATAGTGAAGTATCCAGTTGAAACTGGAGCATATAGTTAGACCTACCCATAGACGCTTCACGTTCAAGTAAGTCTTCGTCAGTAAATCTATCTGGATCAGTTACAGACCACTCTTCCACACCATTATCTAAGTCTTCTTGTATTTGAGGTGCGAGTAATCCTTCGTATTGGGAGACTTTATCTTTTCTTGGGTATCTTGAGGGCCAAACGAAGGGCCGATAGTTACGCTCAGCCAACTTACGATAAATAGTAAAGCAACTCTGGCAAGTCCCAAGATAACAAATACGGCTATCGTCTTTCGGGGTAAGGATAGCTTCGGCTTCTGTACAAAGTTGAAGAAGTTTTTCACGCATCAACTCCGTCATAGAGTTTCCTGGCACTTCCACATCGTCTAGGATCATCAGATCTGCACGACTTCCTGTTAACTGCGATGTTATACCAAGAGATTTGACTGATGGAGCTTGGTGAGGTGGGCATTCTACGTCGAATGAAACTCTGGACCATCTGCTGTCATCTCCTTTTGGTTGTAGGTGTTGTAACCACGGTGTTTCGATTATTAGTTTTTGTAAGAAGATAGACATATTGTCTGCTCTCTCTTTGGAGGCAGAGATAATCATTATCTTCTTTTCGTTATTTTTAAATAGAGTCCATAAAACAAAAGCCCCAGTAATCCAAGATTTTCCGACTCCTCGGAAGGCTTGAATCTGTAGACGTTTAGGACCGTGTTGTAAGTAGTCTGCAATGGAGTATTGCGCCCTAGTAGGTGGAGGTAGAGCAAGCTGTTCCCATAAAGCACTCAGAAACAGCTTGAAATCACCCTGTAGAGCCTCTATAACGTTGCTCATATAGGTTTATCGTTTGATATGTTTTAACGCTTGCTGAGACGTTTAGAACGCTCTTCAAAGTAAGCATCTTTTGCACTCTTCATGTCTGAGTACTCTTTAGCGTCGGCTTTATCTTTAGGAGATTCGTAGGTAGCCGTTCCTGTAAATTCTTTAGCCATTACTTTCTTATCTTTAGTCTATTGTTTCTCTTCTTCCAATCTTGGTGTTCCTTATGCCTTAACCAAAGTTCTTCATCACTAAATTTTCCTGACTTACGCGCTGGGCTATTTCTAGTTTTCTTTTCCCAATCTATCTGTTCTTGTGACTTTTCTTTCTTTTGATTAGACGTTTTTGTTTTAACTTTATCTTTTTTAATTGTTAGATCTTTATCTGCTGTTTTCTTTTTCCCAGCATCTCCTGTACCGTACTTTTTATCAAACTCTTCCCTTGTGCCTGGGAACTCTCCAGGTATTCTCTTACGTCCATTATTAGACGTAGTTTTATTAGACGTAGTTTTATTAGTCTTAGTCTGAGGTTTATCAACCTGTACTTTTTTCTTATTAATATTGAGTTTTTTCTGTTCGTTAGAATCAACACGCCAATCAGCCAAGCCTTCACGCTTAATTCTTTCCTGTCTAGTTTCAGGTTTAGTTTGTTCTACTTTTACCTTTCTAGGTATGGGTGCTGGTTTAGTTCTTTGCCATTTCTGAGTCTTAGCATTCCAGTATTCAGTTCTTCGATTACCTCTACCACCAATGCTTCTTGATTGACCGTGTTTTTTCTCGGTTTTAAACTTTTCTCTACTTTTTTTAAGTTTTAACCTGTTTGTTAGTGACATCGCTAATTAATATGTGTAAGGATCATCTGTTCTCTTGTGGGTTGATGTCCGAATGTTTGACGCATCCATTCGCGCCAAGGATTGCTACCTTTTCCCTGATTACATTTTCTGCAGGCGGGTACGAGATTGCTCGTAATACTTTCTCCTCCAAAAGTTCGTGGCTTGACATGATCAAGCGTAAGTTGGTGTAGTTCATAATTATTTCCGCAATAAACACATTGACAATTGAATTTCTCCTTAATGGCTTTTCGCCACAAACGTTTTGCGTCAGGACTTGTCATGGTTATTAGATTGAATAAATAGTGATCAGGGTTTGGTAGTAAAGGTGTCATGTACGAATTTTTAATCTGCTTTTACGGTTTGTAGATGGAGATTGAAGTCTTCCTCTTGTTGTACTTCCTTTGTAGTGAGCAGCATCTTTGCCGTCACCATTGCCGTATGTGCCAAGATCTCTATTTAACCGATTAGCATTAACTCGTATAGCTAAACCTTTTTTAGTTTTGTTGTATTTGGCTTGTTGTTTTAACCTGCGCTTTCTAGCTGCAGGGTTTGATCTGTAATACTCAGCTGTGCTTGCCATTAAGTCTACTCTTTACTAGTTCAGGATCGATTTTTGGCATAACTGAAGCTAATTTACTGAGTGGATTGCCTTCAAAAGTTACACCTGATATATCGTTTGTTTTCAGCCATTCACAGGCTGCTTTTAGATCTTGGGTAGAAGCTTCGCCACTTTTTACCCGCTTGAGGAATTCTTTTGTGACGAGATTATGTAATTCGTTAAACTGGTTTTCAGTGGCTTTTTTCATTACTTCTTAGTGAATAATTGCTGTTCTATAAACTCAACTGCTTTATCATCAACTTTGTTATCTGTAGTTGAAACTAATTTTTTTAAAAGATCAACGATTAGCTTTTTTACTGCATTAGATCTAACAAAAGCTAATAGGATGGGCTTGATTAAAATTATCATTCTTTAGTAGTTTTTTTAGTGGTAGTTTTTTTAGTTTTTTTCTTAGCGTCAGCTTCTCGTTGCTTCGCTATAGCATCACTGAGTGTACTCATTTTGTTTAGTTAATTGTTCTTGTTCTGCTTCTATTAAGGCTGCAATAGGTACGACATCTGAACATATAGATTCAAATCTTGATCCAGGCAAAATAGTAAAACCACGTTGCATAAATCTTGTACAATTATCTATACGAACTAATTCGTAATTTAACCTTTCTTTTTCTAAGCGTTTTTTAGCTAGATTCTTACATAATCTAACCATATCACCTTGCAATGGAATCATAAATGTCATCTGTAACCCCCAGTTTTGATTTATGTTATATGACTCTTCATCATATGGTTTAACTTCATTGCCTAAGTAATATGGAGAGACGGTAAGTACTGATCCATTACAGACCAGACCGCCTCCATATTGTTGTCTAGATACACCAGAATTGTTCTGGAATTGCACCGCTTGGTTAGTTACATTTCCCGTTGCAGCGGCTGATGTTTGGGGGTTTAATACTGTATCACCTTCTCCAGCTTTAACTGGTATTCCTATTGAGAGAATACCGATAAGGATGTAGTAGTAGAGGTGGTATCTATGGTGCGGTTGATGACTGTATTTTCTATAACTTGACCCGCTACTCTGTTTACAATCTCTAGCTGAAAGTTTTCTCCAGGTGTTGTAATATCGAATGTAGCTTGTCCTGAATTTAATGCACCAGTTGCTGTAACATTGTGTCCAGTCCAACTCGAATAATCTCCAGAATATACATTAGTAGTCACCGTTTCAACTACAGACTGAGTAGAATTGGTGGTGGAATTCATTGAACCATTAGTCCAACTTGGGGTAACAGTATTTGCTTTGGCAACTGTTGGTACCAATAAAAATAAAAGTAGAAAATACTTTTTCATGTTGTCTCTTTTTTCTTATTCATCATTGGACAGTTTACGGGTGGTTTATTATTACCTTTATTATTATTTGTCTGTAAACCGAAGGAATAAAGGGCACTTCCAAACACGCTAGCAACAAAGGTTATATCCGTGTTTTGAGTCTTTTTTACTCCTGGTATTTCAACATAGTTTAAGGTAATTATTTCATATGAAGCCCGACCAGACTACAACTCCTAATCTTACAAAAGTTCCAAGAATTTCTAATTCATCTTGTGCATTTTCTCTGATTTTAGCTATTAGTCCTTTGGGCTTCGTCTCCTCCTTTACTTCCATTAAATTTTTTTTGAATCCGTTTTGCTAATTGTTGTATCACTGGTTTCATCACTTTCACTGTCTGTTTAAATAGTGATGTCACAGTTAATGTAGCTATAACCGACACTGAGGCCGTCGTTCCTGCAGTTACTAATATTTCTTCTTTGGGAACTGGAAACGTCAGGTCAGTGAAGGGTATATCTATACGTGTTACTTCCGCAGCTTGAGGTTTTGGTTTTTCTGGTTTACCTTCTTCTTTTCTCTTTTCCTCAGCTAGCATCATTTCTTCCATATCTACCGTTGGAACACCTTTAGGCGGTGCTAGCTTGGATGGAGCTATAACCATAGTTTTGATAGTAGGAAGGTTAGCTGTTGGCTCTTCTATTGTTGGTCTTGGTAGATTAAAGGCACTTGGTAATTGAAAAGCATTAGGAAGTCTGATGGATGGAACTTCCATTAATCTGATTCTTGATCAATAGATTGAACTTCGTTAGTAAAACCTTTATAATCAGCATCAGCACTTGTATTTCCATCTACTACTTTTTGTGGAGTGGTTAAATTAGTTAAAGTCGCATTATCTGATTCTGTAATTGTTCCAGTTGCATAAGCGTTACCACCAGCAGCGGTGTAGTTGGTATTTTGAAGTCCTTGCCCACCATTTCCAAAATAATTGTTACCATTACCAGCACCTACCCAACCATCAGAACCGCCTAAAGTAGCAATTGTAATTTGTACATCTTGACTACCAGTAGTTCCTTCTCCATAAGTACCATTAGTCGGTCCATCTACAGCATCCCAAACCATAATAATTCCATTTTGCCAACCTTCTTCAATTTTTATACCACAGTAAACTTTACCACCAACTTCTTTTATAAGCGTTGCTCTTGCATTAACAGTGGAACCATTTCGCTCTACTGTAACTCTCTTGGCCCAGTCCCAGTCTTTTGTAGTATTAGTAAACTCAGCTCTAGCAAATACAGGAGTGTTTTTTTGTGAGTTGTTTTTTGCATAACCAGATACATATAACCTACTATCATTTTGACTATAATCTAAGCAATCAATCCATAAACCTTGATCAGTCGCCCAGCGTGCTCTAGTACATGTTCCGCTATCTGAACTATTAACAAAGAGTACACTTACTTGCCTTTTTTGTGCACTTGGATAAGTAAATCCGCCACACATTATAAATTGATAGGTATTAACAGCCGTGCATCTAAAGGTATCGTGACCATAATATGTATTTGGATGTTGATTTTGGAATTTCCACCAATGGTCTATTCCGTAATAATTACTCCCTATCTCACCACTACTGTTTATTGTATATTCGGTACTTTGGTGATAATTATTAGAATCAACACGGTACATAGTCCAATCACTACCTGTAGTAGTGGTGTAAGCAGCATGATCAGCAGTATTCAGACGGCCTTGGATCTGGTAAGAGCTATTTCGCCACCAAGCAGATTTACCAAAATCATTACCTGCATGATCACCATCAGAAGCTTTGTAAACACACATGAACTCATTATCTGTAGCTCCAACTGAAGGCCAACTACTCGAACCATAACCACCACTAGCTACTCCTTTTAATTGCATAGAGGTGTCAATATATCTATCTTGTGAATCATTAGCGTGGCACTTTATCCATTGACTACGGGTAGCACCGTGGCGATTTCCTTTAGCATTCCAATATCCACTTCCTGTGGTATTGGATACAGGTGTACCTAGATTCCAACCCCCAGACGCAGCAATAGGAGCAGCCGAATGTCTCACCGACCATGCTTCACCACCACTACTACTTATAGCTACGTGTACAATGTCTCCATAAGAAGTAGTACCTGATGGTTGATAATCCAGAACTGAACATATAAGATTACCGTTATAAGGTGATCTAGCCATACCTCCAGCCCATCGAGTATTACTTGACCCTGTTGTTGGATCTTGTAGTCCTCCCGATCCATCGGATGAAACCATAATTTGTTTCACCCATTGTACTTTACCAAATTTATTATGCTTACTAACTATACAACCACCTTGTCCCCATTTAGTCCAAGCAGCGTAGACGTTACCATCACCATCAGCTTCAATACTGAGAGGCCATCTTAATCCACTATGGTTGCTTGATTCGTGGGGAAATCCTTTTGCCATATGCCACCAATATTCATCACCACCTCCGCCAGGAAATACCCTTGCTTCAACACCTCCACCTAAGCCTAAGACACCAGTCATAGGCATCTCTTTTACATAACCTAATATTGCCATGTTAATTACCTACGCGAAGTTTGAGAATGAACCTAAAACAGTCCAAGCATTAGCTCCAGTTTTAATAATTGTATATGCATAAACATCATGTCCTGCTGCTGATCCTGCACTTGGTGCGGCAGCTCCAGCCCATTTTTCAGTTATTGCATTACCATCAATAGTCATTTGAGCACTAAAACCTGCTGCTGCAGCTGTGTTTATAATGACTACTGAAATTGTATCTCCTGTATCTACTCTATCATTTAATGCAGTAGATCCATTATATCTTAAGTTAGGAGTAGAGGTTGTGGTTTCAGCAGTAGTGAATAAGAAAACATTACCTGCGGATAGATCGATATTCTGGTTATCAGATAGCTTACCAGCAGTAATAGTAACCTTTTCAGATAACAAACCAGCTAGATTTATAGCTCCAGTTGTATTAGCAATTATTCCTTTTGTACCTGTATTTGCATGGTACAGCTTGAAGTCACTGTTAGTACCTAAGATTACTTGTTTATCATCTCCTAGATGTATATGTTCAGAAGAAGTCCAAGCATCTGTTGCATCAACCCAGTTAAATGTCTTGTCGGATGCTCCCTTCAAAGTAAGACCACCACCATCGGCAGTTGTATCACTAGGAGAAGCTACCTTACCAAGCTCAATATTTTTATCAGCTACTGTAATAGTTGTAGATGAAACAGTAGTAGTCGTACCTTGAACAGTAAGATCACCTGATATAGTTAATGAGGTTAAAGTACCAACTGAAGTAATTGCTGGTTGAGCACCTAATGTTACTGCTGCTGCTGTTCCTGAGACTGTACCAGTTACATCACCAGTCAAGTTACCTACCACATTACCGTTAAAAGTAGTAGCTGCTAATGCTCCAGTTGAGGGGTTATACGTGAAACCTGTATCTGTTTCTATACCTTGTGTGCCTGTAGCACCATCAACAAATACTGGATAGACAGTTTCATTAGTAGAGTTATTGGCAACAGCAGTTACGTTAGTTGCTTCAGTTGCAGTAGCAGCATTACCTGTACAAGAACCTGATGAACCCGATGCATTACCAGTCACATTACCAGTCACAGCACCTACAAAAGATGTACTTGTTAATGCACCTGTAGATGGGTTGTATGTTAATCCTGTATCTGATTCAGCTCCTTGTGAACCTGTTGCTCCATCTACAAAAATAGGGTAGACAGTTTCATTAGTACTGTTATTAGCAGTAACTGTTATTTCAGTTGAAACAGGTGCTGTACCAGTTTCTCTCATTAGTGGAAAACCACCTTGTGTACTACCGTCATGTACGACAACAGTATCTTTAGTTGTATCTACAGTGACTTCACCTTCAGCACCAGTAAAGCTACTATGTTGTGAGGTTGTACCTCTTCTTAATTTTAATAATTTAGCCATTGTTATGAAAGTGTTCCGAAGTCAATTTGTAAGTTATTTCCACTGACAGTTCCTACTTCAGTGAGGTTTTTATCGTTGCAGTCTAAGTGACCGCCTAAAGCAGGTGAAGTGTCTTGTACTATTGCTGTTAATCCACTAGATATACCTATGAATCCAGAGCCATTATGATATTTTAATACGTTGTTTGTACTGTCATACCATAAATCTCCTTCACTTGGTCCATTAGGTTGACTTGATGCTATTTGATATTCGTTAGCATATCTATTTACATCAGCTATTGATCCAGCAACCGTATTAACATTTGCGATTGAACCTGCTGTTGAATTAACATTTGAAATAGACCCAGCTACACTATTAATACTCGCTATATTGCTAGCATCAGTGTTAACGTTAGCAATATCTGTCGCTACTGTATTAATGTTATTACCTGTACCAGTTTGTAAAGCATCTGCTATAGAACCTAAGTCTTCGATAAAAGTAAGCTGACCAGATACAATAGATATATCATTTAATACCGTTTGAGACGGTGAAACTGATTGGAATGCTGTACCATTATGAACTTTTAAAGTTTTATTTGCAGACGAATCAAACCACATATCACCAGCTGCTAGAGAATTACCTCCACCATCTGTACTAGGTGCGGATGTAGCTATTTGATATAAATCAGCAAAATTATTAACATCTGCCACATTTGTAGCAACTGTATTAACATTAGTTATAGCTCCAGCAACAGTGTTTATATTTGCTGCGTTGGAAACTGCTGAGTTAATGTTAGAAGCATTCCCAGCTACAGAGTTAACATTACTAATATTTGACGCTGTTGTATTAACGTTACTGATTGAGCCAGCAACTGTTGAAACCTCTGTAGCTTTAGGTACTAATCTATGAAAAGTATAGGTATGGAGTGTAGAAGAAGTTTCTACTAACATTCCAAAACCTGCAGCATAAGTTGTACTGTTATCTAAACCAGTAATAGTTACGGTTGAGTTACCTACAGTACCATTAGAAACTGTAGCTTCACCACTTCCATTAGAAGTTAGGTTGCTAGCTAGAGCCTTAATAGATACAAGAGTTCCAGTGCCGTTATTAACGTCAGGGTTGGCGTTAGGAAAAGATGTTTCATTTGCTATTGGTACAAAACCACCTACATCATCTACTAGATCAATAATACGATCATTAATAGCGGCTGTTGTAGCTATAGTTGTGTCATTATCGGGAAAGGTGTCACCATCTTTTATAGTGTCACCAGTACTTATATTGAAATATCTAGCATCCGCTTCAGTCTCTGTGAAATACCTTCCGTCTAAAGCACCTCCAATTAGTTCACTTTCAGTGTAATACCTATTATCTAATTGACCTGCGTTCAGTTCAGTCTCTGTATAATATCTATTATCTAACTGACCTGCATTTAGTTCGGTCTCAGTATAGTATCTTCCATCTAAATCATAGGAACCTACAGCAGTTACGTGTCCATTAGCATTCAAAGTTATATCTTGAATGACACTACCGTTACTGTTATTAACTGAACTAGCTCCACTTACACTGTGGTTAATAGTGACTTGACCACCTGATTGGGTCTTTGCTAAATCTGTACCAGCTAGTACATCATTTTCTATTGCTGTATCTATCTTGGCATCAACTCTTCCATCGATAGCTCCAGTAGTAGCAACTCTGTTGTTATTGCTTTCCCAAGTTTCAGTACTGATAATAGTTTCAAAACCTGTTTGCCAAGCTGTGTCAGCATCATGTTTAGCTTCTTGAGATAGATATAAAGTTTGTAAAAAGTTTTCATTCAAATCCTGAGATTTAATAGCAGACCCTGCATAGAAGGTAGCTGTTAAATTGTCATCACTTGTATCTCGGTATATTCTAATTAATTTACCGCTGGCTGGTACGTGTCCTGTATTAAATTGTACGGATGTAGCAGTTGGGGTGGTGAACTGTGCTGTATCCGTGCCATCGACTTGTATTTTAATATCGGTGGTCTTGAGATATGGAAATGTAAAATTGTACGAGGTTGCCCCCGTTGATGTTATGTTGTTTTCTGTAACTGCCATTGCGTTTTTGCATTGTTATTTGCGGTGGAATCTTAAAAATTCGTCTGCTTCTGGAATGCGGTTTTTCTTAACTAAACTATCTACTACTTGTTGATTAATAGCACTCTGATTTAGTTGTGGACTTTCTGACATCAATCGAGCCTCTGCTATCATCTTAGCTCTCTTTAGTAACGCCGATAACGTTCTATAAGTTTCCGTAAGCTCGGCTCTTACTCTGATATCGTCATATGTTAAACCACTTCTCCTAAAGGCTCGTAGTTGTTCCATCTCTTTTGCAAAGTATGGATTCTTACTCATCTTTTCTACTTCTTTCCAAAGCTGTTGTTCACCTATATATCTACCTATCTTCTCTCTTTCAGCCGCTGTATATTCTCTTCTTCCTGATGATGTAGTTTTAATTACACCAATACCATCAAAACCAGTATCAATTAACCACTTTCTCCAAGGCTCTTCACCTTGACTTACTTTAATAGGACTAATTGCATTAAGCGTTCTAAGTAGTGGGTTGTCTATATCGTTAATAGGTTGCCCAGTCCAGTAGTCGATCCTTTCAGATAATGCAAGGTTTGCTACAGGAAGTCTATTAGTTACATATCCAGTTAGATCTTTATAAATATCTTTCTGTGATGTAGAAATAGCATTACTTACTACACCTAAAGCACCTGACATAGGAATAGCACCTCTAATAAGGTTTGCTGTAATCCTTTGGAATGCAGCTTCATCGCCAGACATCGCTGCCTGGAAAGGTTCTAAACCATATAAAGGTGTGTTGTTTAAATAAGTTGCGCTCATTGACCAAGTAAGTTTATCAATGAAATCGTGAGTTAATTCTGAACCTAGATCATTCTGGTAATACGCTAAATCTCCAACAAGAGTCAATACTGTATCTACCATTGGTATCCCGTCGAAGTTAACCCAATTACCTCCTATCTTGATAGTTTTAGGTCTCCATCCTTTGTCTCTTAACTTCTGTCTTTCTGAACCATTAACAGGACCATTACCTCTTATATTACCGCCCATAGCAAAGTTATATAAGGTGATAGCTGTCATACCTGATAAAGCTAATCTTCCACGATATTCGTTTTTTAGATTCTGGTAATACTGCATAAAATTCGGAACTTTATCAAAATCCTCAATACCATGCTCTCTAAGGGCTAGCTTGATTTTTGTAATATCGTCTCCTGCTGTAAGAATCTTTGAATACTTATTTAGTCCAGGTATTAAAGTTAGTGGAGTGTAGGACATACTCATTTTGAAGAAGTTAACTCCTGTCCTTGGAAACATGAAAAAGTTCTTTAATGCTGGTACTGCTGTAGTTCCTGTATTGATCCATGTAGAAACAGCATCATCTAGGTTTAAAGCAATTTCACCTGATTGATTCTTAGCAAATTCGTTAGTTACTAAACCTTGCTTATCTTTCATAGCTTTAAAGTTTACTATCTCAGCCCTTTTAAGCTCATCGTTTAACGTATCTCCAACAACTGAAAAGCCACCTTTTTTCTCAATAACTTTTAAATAAGCATCTGTTCTTGCTAAAGCAGTAGATGTAAAGGTATCTGTTGCTGCGTCAACTCCAGACATAAAGGTTGTACCAATTCTCATCCATCTCATTTTCGAGACATCTCTATTGGCTTTAGCCCAACCATATTGGAATTGATTTCCTAAGTCTCCACTTTTCTTCCATATCTCATTCATATCATCTAAAACTTGCCAAGTCTGGTCATCCTGTACTTTGAAGTCTTCACGGATAGCTTTCATCATAAATTCAGGATCGTTATGAACCATCTTCATTCTTTTAACTGCGTCACCTATAGCTCTTCTAGTAGTTTCGACAATTGCAGAGTGATAATAAAGTGATCGTCTAAGAGGTTCTATATCTCTTTTAATTACCGACTCAATACCATGACCTAAAATACTTGTCATGGGTTTGAGAATTAAAGCTGATCCATTACCAACCGCTGCTCTTAATCCAGATAATCCAGAGAGAGTATTGGCATATACGACTCCCCAAGCTCCTTTAGCAAAGACATTCATTTTATTAGGATCTTTACTTTTTAAAAGTCCTTTCCAATCCACTTGATCATGCGCCCATTCAAGTAGTTGGTTTAGGGATACAACATCACCATCGCTATATGCAAACGCTTCGATTAAAGGACGCATTGCAAAAGGATCTTGTTCCTCTAGTAATTCAAGATTAATTCTTAATTCTTGGAAATCTTCTATCCTTTTTAATCGTGCAGCATCAAACTCTTTTGCTGTTGTTTCTACTTGTTGACCTGTAAGTTTTGCCCACCATCCTTTATTCCTTAATTGCCATCCAGAAATATATTTATTTAGACCATACTCAGCACTTAGAAATTCCATCTTATCAAGAATCATTTCTTTGATACGTGCATCATCTACTAAATCTCCATATACCATTGAGGCTTGTGCTGTACTAGATACTTCACGGCCTAATGTATCCATCATTCTTGCCGAAGTTTCTGTTACTTCTTTACCTAGATAAAGTCTAGATAGATCTCTCATGGCGAATGCAACTCCTCTAGCTGCATCCTCACTGATATATTCAACAGTGCCTTTGCCTTTACCTAAATTTAAAATCGACTTGTCATCTTTAAATAAAGCCCTCAGATCTGCTCCTGGTGTAATGATGTCTCTATAAATCCTCCATGCAGCATCATTCATCTGTTCTTTTGAACGTCTAATGATACCTACTTTTCCTACATAATCACCAGCTTGCTTGCCTGAATCAGCAATAGCTCTAATTATTTCTCTGTGTAATTTATTTAAACCAATACCTTTCTTAAGCATATTGGTAGTGAGCATGGATGGAGCATCACCTACAGCTAAACCATCTTTAATGACAGTTGTTTCAAAAGCATTTCTAGCAGCCGCTGCAGGGGGAACACTATTTACAGCAGTCTCAGCTTTATTAGCCAAACCTGCATTTATCCAAGGATCATATTCTCTTGGCTGTCCTGGTACAGGTGGAGCCATTTCAGTTAGTTTAGTCTCAGCAACTTCATCTATTTGTTTTAGTTTCGCGTCTTGGTGCCGTTTAACATAAGACTCGGCTGGGTTTGGTGTTGCTGATGAATATCCAGTTTGTCGGATTTGTTTTTTTAAATTAAGTATCTGCTGATCTAATACTCTTCTATCTTTTTTAGTTAGATTCTTAGCTATTTTTCTTCTAGCCATTAATGCAGCTAAAGCTTTAATAGATTCAGGATCTGCATTTTGCATCTCCAATGCTTTCTTATAATTTTTAGCTCTTAAATCTTTTCCTTGAAACCAATGTAATGTAGGTTTTACCCCAGCAACTGCATAACCTAAAATATCTGCAGCCCCACTAAGTATGGAACTTTCCAGCATATTCTTTTGTCTTCTGACTGCAGCGGAGTCACCATCTAATACTTTCCAATCCTCTGGTATAGGTAGATTTCCTTGTGGTCCAAATGTTTGAGGGAAGCTATCAGCTAATACTCTAGCTGTATTATCTTCCTCTCCCATATCACTGAAACCAATAACAGCGGCGTCAATAGCAGCGGCTCCGCCAATGTGAGCCATAGCACTTGTCAAAGCTGGTAGTTTTAAGGCATTTACATATTTTGCCCAACCAACAACAGGTATGAATGTAGGTATAGCAACAGAAGAAAAGTTTCTTAATCGTTGTGCCCAAGGATTATCAAATTTAGTAATCCTATCCCACTTATCATCTAACTGTTCTTGTCCAGTTAATTTAGTAGCTACATCAATTCCAAAATCTACAACTCCTAAACCTATTGCACTGGGTATAGCTAAGGGTGTTTTAGCAAAGATACTTTTATTTAAAGCAGATTTTTCTTCCTGTGGCTGTGCTATCTCAGGATTTATTGTAGTTGGAGTTTGTAGTAATGAAGTTTCTTTCTGTGATTGATCTACTGCTCTAGTGACTTGCTCTTGCTGAGGCTCTAATGTACTAACACTAAGCTCTCTTTGTTTGTCAGCTTCCGCTTCGTCAACTAATGACTGCAGAGAACTACCCGTATTTTTTAATTCTTCTTCCATTATAACTCCGTATATTCAAAGTTTCCTGATTCATAATTGAAATACCAACCATAATCTGCTCCATTATCTATTAACCAGTTGGTGGCTTCTGGGCTAAAAGGTATAAGCTCTGGTTTGCCTTCCTTATTTTCTACAAACTGAAATGTTTCATCATTTACCATTCCTCCAGAAACTTGAGATAACTTAGACATTATTGGATTTGAAGCTACTACAGGTGCAGGTGCTTCGTTGTATCCAGGTATGATTAGTTTCTGAGTCCTGTTAGACATATATTTAGGATTAGAAGCTCCATTGTTGTAGATGATTTCATATGTCCTAGCGACACCATCTAAGCTATCTATCTTTTGGATTAGTTTTTCACCACTTGGGTCTGTACTATCTGAAGCCCACTTAGATCTCCAATCCTCTCCCTTGGGATTGACTTTTATAGGAGGTTCTAAAGTTGCTAATTGTCTTAAAAATATCTGCTCTGGTGTACCTAACGATGGATCAGCTTTATGTAAGTCGTAATAGATGGCTGGTATGTCTACACCTTTACCATTTTCATAAGCTATTGCTTCTTGTCTAAGCTTGTTCTCTGATACTAAAGGCTTCTTATCTATAACAGTTTTATCTTGTTGAACTTCTTTTACACTATTAATATAGTTGTTTTGAGGGGTGAGATTTGCAGTGTACCCTCTCTTATACATACTTTGAGGTACAAACTCTTTGAAAAATGTAGCTTGTTTTAATGGGCTATCATTTTTAATTGAAGTATCTTTTCTACCATTAACTACTTCAAACTTTCCTTCACCATCAAGAATTAGTTTCATCACATAGTCGTAAGCTTCTTTAGACGCTGTACCAGCATCTTTACCACCGTACTTTCTTAGTGAATAACGTTTCTGTAGATATTGACTATTAGCATAATGTAAAGCTTGATTTAAAGTTAAAACAGCATCATTACCTAAAACTTGCTCTTCACCTAATGCAGTCTTTAACTGAGATTTGAAATCATCCTTACTGATTTTGTCGGATTGGAAAGAGCCTCTAGCTGCTGTTTCATTCTCCTTAATTAAATCAAAATAATATTTTCTATCTTCTTTATCAGTTAGTAAACGGACATCATCTTCATGGAAGACTGATAAGGTTCCATTTTCTACTGATTCATCTAAATCACTTTTGATCCAATCTTGGTTTTGATGTTGAATACTACGAGCTTCGTAGATATTCATGAAGTCTGTATTATATCCCTGCAGTTCTAAGTCTTTTTTAACGCTTCTAAAATTCTTTATATCTAAATCCCATTCTTTATCAATCCAATCTTTTGTCTCCTTCTCTACCTTATGCTGTTCAACCTTATCGGCTGTTTGCTCTGCTCTTGCTATCTCAGCTTCTTTCTCTCCTCTAGATTTCATGAGTTCTGGAATTCGATGAGGAAACTTCTCAGCCCAAGTTTGGCCCCATTCACCCTTCTCATTCTTAGTTCTAAAATTTAAGGCTTTATCTAAATCTGGTGTTAATCTTGGATCAGCAAAGACTTCATTAAATAGATAGTTTACTCCGTCAGTTCTGTTGTTATATGATTTTCCATCTGAATAACCTGATTTCTGTCTGAATAAGTTGTAGGTAGTTTCCTCATTTGGAGAACCTCTATATTCTGATAACCGTTGGCTCATGTATTGATCATTCTGACCTTTTACATGGCTAGCAGTCATTTCAGTTAGAATTGCATTTCTACCTTTTCGCATTTCATCGTGCGTTTCAGTAAGAAATTCCGTACTTAATCCATATAAGTTATGCGCTCTTAAGTAATCAAGATGGATAACTTTTAAAGCTACAGCTGCTCCCTCTGGATCAGTTATTCCTAATCTGTTGAGTTCTGTTTGTGCATGCATAGCCCAGTTTTCACCAGCTAGTTTTGCATAAGCTTTTAACCTTCCATAATCTCTTGCTTGGTTAAACCCTCTAATCTCAGCAACACTACGAGGCATAGCACCACGCATAGCTGCCATATCAGCTTGGCCCTCTATTTGAGTACCATAATTATTTAGAATTTGTTCTGATAAAGCTTGCTTCTCTCGAACATTAAAGGGAGTACCTTGGACTAAAGCTTTATGGTATTCATCATCTACAGTTGCTTTTATATCTTTCTTCCTTACAGCTATTAGACCTGTAGCTAGAGTTTCACTGAACTTAGCTAAACTGTTTAATTTCCCTATAGGATCTAAAGCTTTTTTAACAACAGCATCTTTATTTCTTCTAGTCGTTGAAATATTTTGATTTAATGCTGCTTCTTGATTTCTAAAAACATCCTCTTCAATGAAGATGTCTTTCATGTTTTGTTCTTGTTGACTCTGCGCTCGTTGTAGATCGTTTTCAGATTGTCTATTCCTAGTTTCTAATGCTCTGAGATTCTCTCTTAAGCCACTTATGACACGATCATCTCTTTCTTGCATTTTAGCAAGTGCAGCATAGCCAGGATCACTTTCTTGCAATCCACTCCTTTGGGCGTACCCTTGGAATTTTGTAGCCATTGTAATTAATATAAAGGTTTATCTAATAGACCGCTGTCCAACATTCCTCCCCAACTCGTAGTAGAACTTTGAGAATTTGGAGTATAATTGAAACTCATTTGTCCAACTCCTTGGCTCTGACCTCTTGGTGTGCCTGTATAATTCTCTGCATATGAGCTAACAGCACCAGCTGCAGCATTAGCAAATACACTTCCCCAAGATGGTACTGAAACAGTTGATTGACCTCTTATAGGTCTAACACCAAAGTCGAAGTCTTGTAATTCTCTAGGTAGTTGATAGTCGTTTATTATTGTTGTTAGTGGTTTTAATGGTGCTGGAGCAAACTCAGGTTTCAACATCCTTCGAGCTTTTGCACCTGTATTCGCTTGATCTAATTGGCGACTAATATCTTTTAAATTGCTATGTGAATTCCTAGTAGCACTCACCATAGATTCAGTCATTACAGCTTGGTTTCTACCTAATGCTGCTAATTGAGATTGTCCAGCTTTTGCTGCACTACGGCCTTGTACACCTGATGCTGCAATTGTTCCTGATGCAATTAAATCTTGAATAATATTGTCTTCATTTTCAAAAGCAAACTTTTGTCTAGTCTCCATTAAAACTCTTATTTCTTTCTCTCTTGCACTTTGAGCAGCCCTAGCATTTAAAGATAAGGCATCTCTATATAATTCTTCTGATTTATCGAATTGTCTGCTTAGTTGTTTGTTTTGATAGTTGTAGATAGCTAAGGATTGCTCATAAGCTCTTTGATTGTTTAGGTCTTTACGCTCTGCAAACTTTCTTTCATTTGCTTCTCTTAGTTGTATAGCCCTAACACTTTCATCTCTTTTAGCTATGGTCAAGCTTTTACGCATGTCATAGCTTTGATCAGTAAAATCTTCTAATCTATCTAGGTAATCGTTCTCTTTTCGTTGAGCGTCTTTCGCAGCGTCTCTGTCGTCCATACCAGAACTAGCTGCTGATACACCAGCACCCGCTGCCATCAAAGCTGGATTGCCTGTTGCAACCCCAGCAACTGTCATCACTGGACCCGCTAATCTTCGTATTGTTTTTAATACCATATCTTAAGTCCTCTTATAAAATCTCGGTGAGTAGTTTCCTTCCCACATCATCGAGTTGAGAGAGACGGGAAATGGTGAGTCATTAAAAACTCTAAGTGTAAAATTCTTACTTCTTTGATGTACTGGTAATGTAAATACTGTTGACTCTTCTAGTGGTACGTCATCAGCTAAATAAGTATTAGCGTTGATGATGGGTGATAATGTGTACCATTCGTCTACATAAACTAAAACAGTATCACCGTCTTCGGGCGCACTACCAAATGCTATTTCTGTATCACTGACAAATGAATAATCAGTAGTTAAAGTTTTTAGTACATTATTAACTTTTACTTTTACTTGGTTTCTATCAATATAATCTATATCACTTGCTATCCAATTAAAATTAGTTCTAGACCCATCAGCTGTATAACTTTTACTATAAGCTAATCTACCAACTGATTTAAGTTTAAAACCTAATACACCTGAAAGACCTACATCAAATTTCAATCTCGATACTGTAAGGTTCGCTGTAAAATCTTTTGACTTTCCATCATCATCTAAAGCATAGTAGACTTGAGGTAGGGTTACATCAAAGTCATATGCAAAACCTACATAGACATTACTAGCTACAGTTGAAAAGTTGTTTCCAGGGACAATGAAATATGTGCCGTTAGAATCACTACCTACTTCGGGAGTAATAGTAAAACCTGAATTATTAAACGTACCTGCTGCAGTTGTACCACCAACTACAACAGCTGGTTTCTTACCAGTTAAATTTGCAAAAGGTATATAACATAGGGATCTATCGTTAGCAGCATCATAAACTACAGTTTTTAAATTGCTACCAGTTAAGCCATTAGTGGCTGGTGTGTATAGATCTATACAAGGATTAACTTTTTGACCTGCGTTACTAATAATAATAGACGCCTCTGGACTCATAGTTAAGTTGGCTCTGGAGACTGTGTACTGATTACCTTGTTTAGTAACTGTAAACATATCATCCTCGTCTACTGCCATTGTCTGTACTGTCCCAGGCAGCTTCCACTTAAACCAAGCTTCCATCAATAAGTCTTCGCCGTCTGAGTATGTTCTATAAAAGAAAATCTCATCACTAGCTTGACCAGACATAGCTATGAATTCGTTTTGAATACTTGCTACAAGCGTATCTACATCAATAGTTATCCATTCATTAACCACTCTTCCTATATCTAGAATTGCAGGGTTCTCCTGTAATCCTCTCGTTTGGAATGAAAACACCCTTGTATAGTTAGGTGTTTTACTGATGAAATTCATATGAGTTCCTACATCAATAGGATCTACATTTTTATCCATCTCCATGTTTGAGATAGGTCTGATTTTTGTTGTACTAGGAGTGATAGGACCACTATCTGAATACATCAAAAACTGTTGACTTTTTGAAAATAAAACTAAACCTTGTGTTGTAGGTTTTACTGCATGTAAAATTGCTGGTCTGATTGAGGTGGCTGATATATCTATAGGGTCGTCTGGTGTCAGAGTTCTAGCTGATCTATGGTAAAAATTAAAAGGATCAGCTGCTCTACTTAAACTAATATTATCTTCAGTTAAAAACCCTAATCTGTTTGCATGGAAGAATGCTTGTTGTATTGTCTTCCCTACAAAAGAGGGGTGTGAGTTGGTGATGTTATCTCCAACATTACGTTCGGTATATGTTTTAGGTCCAAAGGTGAATGTATTAGTACCTGTACATAGCAACACATGAGGCATAGTTGTATTTACTAGCCCTGGAGATGCTGTTGGCCCTATAGTTTCCTTCCAATATCCAAAATCATTAACTCCATTGTTTGCTACAAATTTAGCGTAGTAGTTATCTTGATCATTTTCATGTGTATTGATGATTTCTACTACATGATTATGGAAAGAGTGAGGAGGTAATACTGAAGAGTTTTCTGCCCAATCTTGGAAAACAACTATACCTTTATTATCTTTGCCACCTTTAGCTGTAAGAGTGAATGTTGTACGAGTACCACTAACTACACGGTCTAATTGAAGTGAGGTTCCATATTTAGTAACCGTTAATCCACTAATATTTTTACCTTCAATAGCTGTTTTTAATCCAGCTAATACTTCATCGTACCCATCAGTAGCTTGTGATGTATATGTCGCTAATTGACCAGCCACAGTAGCTGTAAACGTCTCGCTCGCCATTTGAGCATCTGTACCTAAAAGTATAAGAGTACCCCTTGTCTGGGCTACAAACGTAGGATTAGCTTGAGTGGTGACGGTTACTGTATTGTTAGTAATTATCGTACTATCGTGGACAGTTAAAACATCGTAATTTGTTTTGACTCCAGTTAAGTAGGTATGCGCTCCTAATGCTGAACTCGTAGCTGTATCTGTAATCGTACATGCTACTCCTGTATCAGCATTCCATATATAAATAGAACCATTAGCACTAGCTTTAGGTGTAATACATCCTATGTATTTATCACCATCTCCTCTATTAATATAGAACCATTTAGCTCCATCTAATTGATTAGTATATGCAGTACCACTTGAATTCTTTAATACTGATATAAACTTAAATCCAGGTCTCTTTGCTAATCCAGTTGTTATATCAGGTAAACCGTTAATACACTCTCTTACCTGACCTGGCTGTTTCTTACTATCTGGCTGTTTAGATACACCACCTAAATAGTTTCCAATTCTTTGTGTTACAGCTGTCATTATCTCATAAGTGCTTTGTAAGGTTCATAGCTGACATAAGGTTGTGAGCCATCTGGCTTACCGAACATGGAATAATCACCTTGATTACATTCATATTCAACAGCCATTGCTCTCATATATGCCTCTTTCTGTTGGAGCATTTGGTATTGAGTTTGATCTCCAATAATTCGACTAGAAACTATGGTGGCTGCTCTAGCTGTTATGTAGTCCTGTATTGGGCGTGGTAGGTCTACCCAATCAAATAGCCATACGATATCGCAATCGATAGGACCATCTGTCCACTCGTAGGTGTGGTTATATTTATCGTATAATTTACCTCCTCTTCTAACTACTTCTTTATTAGAAGCATTAGATGAACTTAAATCTATTTGTAATACATTATTTGGGATGACAATATGATTAGTAACTGTGTCAGGTGTCATCTCATAATGAGGCTCTTTGTTAAAAGTCCAGCCTTCACTTTGAACCTCTCTAGATATCTCTAGTAAGGTCTGATAAGCAATCGCAACGTCAGGGTTGGTTTCATCTAAAGTGGTAACTGGAGCCTGACCACAAGCCATTAGTATTTGATTTATTGCAGGTAATTCTGTTGAAGCATTAGTGGTAGGAAAAGCCATAATTATTTATTGATTAAAAAAAAAAGGGAGCCGTATAGACTCCCATTAAACTTAGAATGCAGATGGTGCTGTTGCGCCAATATGCAATTCAACTGCAGCTGCAGGGTTTACGTAATCGCAACCGCAACTTAAACGACCTAGTATCACATCCATGTGATTCCATTATTTCTAATGGCACTGACTATATCTTTATCCCGTAGGGATACTGGACGCTAGTGATGTATTACGAGAGAAGCGTCTCTCACCATCTAGTCGATGCACGTTCTCTTCACGCTTGAAGA